CGGGCAACAGCACGTTCCAACCCGACATGGTTATCTTGAAGGAGCGGAACGGCAGTAGGGTCTGGACGCTTTATGACATCATTCGCGGCGCGACCAGCTACTTGCAGCCCAGTCAGGTAGACGCAGAAAGCACAAACGCGTCGAGCCTATCTAGTTTTGATGCCGATGGGTTTACGCTTGGCTCTGCGCCGTTCGTGAACAACAGCGGCAACACATACATTTCGTATTCTTTTCTGGCGTCGAATACGACTGCAAGCAACACAGATGGGGATATCACCAGTACGGTCAGCGTCAACGCCACGGCGGGTATATCCATCATAAATTTCACAGGCAACGGCTCGTCGGCGCAGACAATCGGACATGGGCTGGGCGTCACACCTACAACTGTTTTAATCAAGCCAGTCAGCAGTGCCGACCACTGGTTGATAAACAACTGGGCTACTGGTGTCACACCGTTCAGTGAAAAATTCAAATGGAACGCAAACGAGGCGGCGTCCAGCACAGGCACGTCACAAGTTTATTCGGCTAACTCAACCACATTTACGGTTTGCTCTGATCCCAACGTGAACGGCAGTGGCACAGAGTATTTTGCGGCCGCGTTTGTCGAGGTTCCCGGCTTTCTCCGCTTCACGAGCTATCAGGGCAACGGAAGCACGGACGGGCCTTTCATCAGCTTGGGCCACAAAAGTCGGCACTTCTGGATCAAGGAAGAAAGCAGCGCCGATGATTGGGTGGTATATGATACCGCTCGTGACACCTACAACATGGCAGGACTTGTCCTGCGGTGGGACAGCTTGACCTCTGAGTTTGACGGTCGCTCTGCGGCATCGCGGGGCGTAGATATTTTGTCCAACGGCATTAAGCTCAGAACCTCAAATGGGACAATCAATGGCTCTGGTGTGACCTATGTGGTGGCTTCTTGGGCAGAACACCCCTTTGGCGGCGATGGTGTCGCCCCAGCCCCGGCTCGATAGGAGAAAACTATGTGGACTTTAAACGGTCGAGTGATCCGGGAAGGACGCTCATTTATCGATGACAACGGCGTGAAGCACCCTGCTTCGTGGGGGACTTACGAGGCCAGCTATAAGACCAGCATTGGACTGACTGAGGTCGCTGTTGAAGCCAAGCCTGACGAGCGGTTTTATTGGGTTACGGGTCCAGACATCACAGGCGCATACACCTCTGTCGAGCGTGCTCTGGAAGACGTGCCGGCTGTGGACGAAGACGGCGTTCCGGTGATCGACCCAGACACACTGGTACAGCTATCGACACCGGGGCTGAAGTCTCAGTGGATTGCACAGACCAAGCAGACGCAGGGTTCGCTGCTGGCGCAGACTGACTGGGCCTATATCCGTAAGCAGGACACGGGCGCGGCGATCCCCGCCGACATCCAGACCTACCGCGACGAGGTCCGCTTGGCGGCGGGCATCATCGAAGGACAGATCGCAGCGTGTGCTGACCTCGATGCCTTCAAAGCGTTGTTCGTCGTGCCGACCGACGCAGACGGAAACGCGACAGGTAACGCACCGATCTATAATTGGCCTGATCCGATCTAATGCGTGGCGCGCTCGTCATTGCTGCGTGTCTGTTTGCAACGCCGCTTGCCGCACAGCAGCAGATTGCGTGCGTGTCAGATACGGCAGCGGCAGATGAGGCAGCGCGCAATGCGGGGGAGGAACTTGCGCTTGAACTAGAGACGAGTAGCGGCGTTGCAATGCGTCTATATTTGTCTCGTGACACTTGGACGGTATGGTTCCAGCGAAATACGCAATGGTGTACCGCTCCAAGCATGGTTGGCAAAATTAAGCGAGACGAGGCAGCATGATGGACCCGCACAAAGACCTAATCGACGCGGCTAGTCTCGCGCTTGTGATTGGCACACTTACCGAATGGTTGCCGCCGATTGCTGCGGCGATCAGCATCGTGTGGACGTGCATCCGCATCCACGATTGGTGGCGTAACCGAGCGCGCTAACATGGAGGGCGCGATAGACATTCGCCTGATTGTCACGTTGGGCGGAATACTCTTTAGCGTGGCAGGGGCAGCTGCGGTCGGTAAAATGCAGATCAAGGTTATTCAGGACACCCTGAGTGATATTGAGTCTCGACTCCGCAAGATAGATCAGCGAATAGACCACCTCGAAAACGCTGAGAGTGTGGTTAAGCAGCGCCTCGATATATTGGCGAAAATGAACTCGCCTGAAAACCTGCGCCGGGATCATATGCAGATTGCAAATATCCTCGCTGATGTCGCGTATCTAAAGTCTGAAGCGGATCGGATGCACAAGATTCATAATGGCGTCCATCCTCCTGTGGCTAACGAAAGAAAGGCGACATGAATTTTAATGTTCAGTCCGTTCTAACGGCGCTGGCTCCAATCTTGTTCGCGGCGGTCGGGTACCTAATCACGTCGCTGAACGAGCTGGAGAGCAGGCTGCAAAAGACTGAGGGGTATTTAATGTTACTTGTTACACCGCAAGGCGAGATTGTAGCCTCACCGGCCAACTCGATTGCAAGGCAAAAACTTCGTGAGGACTTTATGATTTATATCCATGACCACGAGGTTCGACTCAAGTTGATGGAGGCGCAGAAATGATAGGTGCATTACTCCCGGCGGTACTACCGCTGGTCAAAGATGTGGTAGGTTCGTTCCTCCCGGAAGACCCGAAGAAGCGTGCTGAAGCAGAGCGCAAGATTGAAGCGCAGTTAACGGAGCACCTTGCCAAGATTGATTTGGCACAGCTTGATATCAATAAGACCGAGGCAGCACACCGCAGCATATTTGTGGCTGGCTGGCGTCCGTTCATCGGTTGGTCATGCGGCGTTGCACTCGCTTGGAACTATATCGCGCAGCCCGTTCTGGTTTTCACGCTGGCGCAGACCGGCAATCTAGTCGAGCTGCCTTCACTCGATATGTCGCAGATGATGCCTGTCCTCATGGGCATGTTGGGTCTCGGCGGCCTACGGACGTTTGAAAAGTACAAATCGGTGAGTAAGTGATGGCTACTAAAACACGAGGTATTGGCGTTTCTGAGTGGAAGCCTCTTGGCGTTAAGCACTCCACCAGCATTGGGCGTGGCTCTAACTCAAAACCTAAGAACAAACACAAAAAGAGAAGTTGGAAAAAATATCGCGGTCAAGGATGATATGCCAAATCCCGGAATAAGCAAAAAAGTAGCAGAAGAGTTCATACTTCTTGTTGAAAAAAAACTTCAGGAAGGACACCCTCCTCCTGGAGTTTATGTTAATGGGCTCAAGGGTGCTGTCGCGTCAGCAGCTGCTGACCTAAGTGTGCGATCTTCAAGTGCAAATGGCAGGTTGGCCGCATCTGAACGTGTTTTCCGTTCTCCTAACTGGTCTCTTTACAAAGGTTCTGAAAATATTGAAGGCCAAACTTCAAATGAAACTTTTGATTTGCCAGTTTTCCCTGATGATGATATCTCTGCTGAAGAAGTCCTTGATCATCTTTCCAAAAGGTTTGAAAAGAAGCTAAGGAATGAAGATGCAAAAACTTGGTTCGAAGTTAAAATAAAAGTTCCCGGACCAATTGGCCTAGCTGTAGTGGGTGATCCGCATTTAGGAACGAGTTGCAACATACCGCTGCTGCGCAGGGATGTGGACATACTGCGAAACACCGAGGGGATGCTCGCTGTCAACATCGGTGACACAGCAGACAACTGGGGTAGGCTGGTTCACCTTTATGCAGAATCAGATATTAGTCGGCCAACAGAGCGGAAGCTGGCTAGGTGGTTTTTGAAAGAAGCTGGCATCCCTTGGGCTGTCTGGCTCCATGGAAACCACGACACAATGCACAGTGAGTTCGCAACTTTCTTGAAATCAGAGAATGTCTCTCAGATACCTATGATAGATTGGCGAGCCAAGTTCAAACTTTGTTTCCCCGGCGGAGGTGAAGTTAGGATCGATGCAGCTCACAATCACAAAGGGACTTCAATTTACAACCGTTTACACGGTCAGAAGCGAGCAGCCCTGTGGGATGAGGATGCTGACATTTATGTCGCTGGCCACCATCATACTTGGGGAATGACTCAAGAAGAGATGGATGATGGTCGCGTTGTGTGGATGGCGAGGGCTCGTGGGTACAAGTGGATCGACGAGTATGCGACCCGACATAACTTCCACAGGGATGAGTATGGCTCCACAATTCTGTTCGTCATAGACCCGGAGGAGGAGAATGAGGTCCGACGGATCAGTGCGTTCGCTGATCTTGAAGAGGGCGCAGAGTTCCTCTCTTGGAAAAGGGAAAAGGCAAAAAGATGAATATTGAACGGTTGATGTCCGACCTCGAAGAAGACGAAGGCTTCGTAGCAGAGATCTATCTTGATCACCTCGGATATCCGACATTTGGCATCGGACACCTGATAACTGAAAATGACCCAGAGTTCGGCAAAGAAGTTGGCACTGCTGTATCTTACGAGCGTGTCCGGCAAGCATTCAAAAAAGACATAGAGTCTGTGATTTCTGATTGTCATAAGTTGTGTGATGACTTCGATGGCCTCCCGGAAGAGGCAAAACTCGTCATCGCCAACATGATGTTCAATCTTGGCTTTCCTAGATTGTCAAAATTCAGTAAGATGGTTGCAGCAGCAAACCAGCATGACTGGCCAGAAATGGCTAACCAGATGGTCGACAGCAGGTGGTATAAGCAAGTAACCAACAGAGCCTCTCGCCTAGAGAGAAGGATCAGGAGTTTGGCATAATGCCTCTTAATTTGATTCAGATCAAAGCAGGTATTGTCAAAGATATCACACCCTACTCTGCTGGCAAAAATGGCCCTTTCTGGGTTGACGGGGATAATGTTCGCTTCCGTAATGGCTATGCCACCAAAATCGGTGGCTGGGAAAATGAGCCTATATATTCCCTAGACTCTGCTGGCGGAGTCTCAACGACTGCTGCAGCCCTTCAAGGGGTCCCGAGAAAGATAAATTATTGGCGAGATCTCGATGGTGACGACAATATCTCTGTCGGGACCTCCAATCACCTTTATATTATACGCGACGGTGGCATATTTGACATAACACCACTCGCCAATGCTGCTGCATCTCTGACTGACCCGTTCACGACTGTTGATACAGAAAGTGTTGTCACAGTTGCGGACACTGGGCATGGCATGAGTAATGGGGATTTTGTTGTTTTCTCCGGAGCCTCAGCAGTCAATGGCATAGCAGCAGACACTCTAAATCGTTACTCTGGATTTCAGATAACTTATGTTGATGCTGATTCGTACACAATTGAAACCGGGGAGGCAGCGAACGCCAGTGGCTCTGGTGGTGGAAGTGTAACGGCGAGCCACCTTATTGGCGCTGACGAAGGTCTTGGGATAGCTACTGCCGCTGCCGCATATGGCTGGGGGGCTGGTACTTGGGGGGCAAGCACGTGGGGAACACCAAGAACTTCGTCAGTCGCTACCCTTCAGATCTCTCAGTGGACGACGCCTCTTTGGGGAGAGGATCTGCTGGCTTGTGTCCGTAATGGTCAGCTTTATTATTGGGACACATCTGCAGGGACAAGTTCAAGGGCAGTTCTTGTTTCCAGCTTGGG